CTCGGGGTTTAGCCCCGAGGACCCTTGTCTTCTGAGATGCCTGATTATCAGGTTCTCTCCCATCGTGAGATGGGGGTCACGTTCTGGAGTTTTAACTATGCCTTCTTCCAGTCTCTACGATCCGCCGACTTGGGGTACCGCTCAGGTAGCCCATTACGTTGGTCGTCAAAGGACTTGGACGAACACGGTTAATTATCCGAACGTGCCGCGTTCCGAGCTTCCGCAGAATCTGTACGACGATCTTCAGGATGACCTTTCGCAAGTCAGGTTTTCTGGAGCGTACGACGCTTCTGTGGCGACCGGAGCGACTGTTACCGTTATTCCTCCTGGTTACTTACGCACGGGCACCGAATTGCAACAGTACGTTGATCGTCTGTTTTCTGATTCGGGCTTCGTTGCGATTGCTAATCGGGTGAGTGACGAGAACATCCTCAAGCTACTGTCTAAGGTCGCAGACCAAAAGACTAACGTAGCTGTGATGGCGGCAGAGGCGCATAAGACTACGGATTTAATCCTGTCTAGTGCGACCCGTGTTACGACTGCCTATCGGCAGTTCGTACGTGGCAACTTCAAGGGAGTTGCTAAAACCTTAGGCATCGACAAAAAGTCGCGTCATAAGACGTGGCTCGAGTATAAGTATGGGTGGATGCCCATGCTTTTAGATGCTAAGGGGGCGGCCGAAGTTTTTGCAGAAAGTCTGCACGGCCCCGCACGCCCACCGCGCTTCAGCGTAAGTAGCACATCGTCTGCTCCTATTTCTTATAGGAGATCGGTTGCGTACAACGCTTACGGCGGTGGGACGTCTACTTATGTTGAATCCCTTATCGGGACCTACAGATGTAGACATAAGTTGATTCTGGAAGTTGTGAATCCAGAATTCGTGCGGCTACAGCAAATGGGCTTGACCAACCCACTTGAGGTAGCGTGGGAGCTGATTCCCTTCAGCTTTGTTGCCGACTGGTTTATTTCAGTTGGTGACTGGTTGCGAGGTTTGACTGCTCTCCATGGTCTCCGCATTGTAAGTGGTTTTCGGTCCAATGTGAACGAGATCGCCACTCGGTACGAGCAGCCTGAAACCATCCGGTTCTCAGGCGGCCATATGTACACGAACGGTGACCGAAGTCATCATGAATACCGACGCCATTACCGCAGAGACGCATTCTCCCTCACTGAGCCGGCTTCCTTGCCGAAGCTCAAGAACCCTTTAACGAGCCTGGATAGGCTGGTGACGGGCCTTGCGCTGACGAAGAGCCAATTCCGGGGCGATTTTGCCTCAAACCGCGCGCGTTTGCGCGTATAGCTTCCTCCTAAGGAGTGTAAATGGCAGCAGCTGCCGATCTGACCCTCAAGAATAACGCGGCCGTTAACGTCACATTCAACGTCTATTCGGTGGAAACCGATCGAGTTGAATGGGTCGAAAGCGGTGCGACGTCTATCTTGGGTACGTCTCGTGCCGTCCTGAGTCGAAAGATTCCGGCGGACAAGGCGAACGGTGTGTACCGCATCGGGTCGAAACTGACGAGGCCTGTGGTGAATGCCACGACCGGCGCTCTCGACGGAGTCCTAACCGGGACTTGCGAGATCCTGCGCCCGGCCAAACTTTCGGTGACCGAAGTGGATGAGTTCGTCGCCCGCTGGGCGGAACTCATGAAGCAGACGGTCTTGAAAAGTGCGGCCGAAACTGGCGCAATTCCCACCTAATTAAGGAGCTAACATGGATATCCAACGCGATGCTGGTGTCCCCCAGTGTCTTTCCATCCAAGATGAAGACCTGGCACGACCTGTCGCTAGTTTCTATTTGTTCGAGAACGTTCGCATCACCTCTTCGGTGGGCGCGCGTTTTCGGACTGTGAAACTAGAGACTGGGTGCTACATGGGGAGCTACTCTTTCATCCAAAAGATGGTCGAGTCTCTTCAAAAGCACCGAATTGATACCATCGGTATCATGCGTCTAACTCCTGAAATGGTGGTAAGGGACCTCCGGGAGAACGAAGAAGAAGGCCATAAGGCCTTCGTGCTTACCGTCGCGAGACGGGATGCACGGGTTAGTTCTTTCGGATGGTTCGTCCAGCCTTTACTCTACTCTGTTCCGGATCGACTCCGAGATAGGCATGCTAATATTCTCTCTGAGAAAGCTGCCGATGCTCTGGGTCTGCGTCCCTATATCTCTTCCATCGTGGAGAGATCATGGGTGACCGTCCGTAGCAAGAAGGTAAAGTCCGATTCCCAGCCTTTATCCAATCTCCTATACCTCTGGCCGGACAATAAAACTCCGTCCTGAGGCAATGTTGATGGATAAGCAGGAATCTAGCTGGACGACTCAACGTCGTGGACCCAGGGTGCGATCCTCCGCTGCCGCAAGGCGACGGGCGCTCCTGGGTTCCCTCACCGCGCTGGTCGAGGGATGTAGGTCCTCTGAGGAGGACTTGCTTCGTGTTGCCACGGTTCTGTATGAATCGCTCAACACGCCGATCTCGCTTTCTTGCGAGATTTTGTTACGCTACGGAGAACTCGAACAACTTGTTCGGAAAACCGTAGAGCCCAGGTTCTATAATGATCCTTTCAGGTTTAGAGACGACTATCAAGCCGTCTCTTTCCTCAAGAAGGCCCCCCTTAAAATTAAAGGGGTAGATCCTGAGGCCGCCGCTAAGGAAAAATTCCTTTCGGCGGAGTTGGCGTGTCGTGAGACCAACGCCCGGATCCGTGCATACATAGCCGCCCCCCTCGGGGTAAGCGGCCCGGTATCTCGCGTAATTTCACGCGCGATCGGGAAGATCTATGAGTGCATAGGTCCAGCACCGGACCCACGTGAGTGGCTCTACTCTTGTCGTTTCGGTCCTGGTGTGTTTAATCACACCTCGGTCAAGGGGCTTACGTCCCTTTATGACAAGCTGCAGGTCCGACCGTCTGCATCTCACGATGCAGCGGATGTTGCGGCTCTACTCGTGACGAGTCAGCCTCAATGGGCACGATCTATCACCGACTCCGAGGTGGAGGGCTTTTGGCCCCTCATCAACAGGTCGGATCTTGATCTCGTGCCCGGCAACAAAGTAGCTTTCGTACCCAAAACCACGGTGACCCACCGCGCTATAGCTATCGAACCGCTCCTAAACATCTTTGGCCAACTTGGCCTAGGTGCTTGCTTGCGGAGAAAGCTGAAGCGTCGTGGAATCGACCTCGATGATCAGTCCGCTAATCAGCGGGCTGCTTATGAAGGGTCGTTAACCGGTACTCTAGCAACTATTGACCTGAGTTCCGCTAGCGACACAGTCGCAAAGGAACTCGTTAGGCTGATGCTCCCCGAAGGGTGGCATCATGCTCTTGACCTCTTCCGATCAAAAGTCGGATGGTACGAGGGTAAATGGTTACGCTATGAGAAGTTCTCCTCAATGGGGAATGGTTACACGTTTGAACTGGAGACTCTGATTTTTTGGAGTCTTATGGTTTCTACGTGTGAAGAACTGGAAATCAACAGCACCGAAGTGTTGGTTTACGGTGATGATATAGTGGTCCCAGTTGCCGCTTATTCTCTCGCAAAAGAAGTTCTAAACTGGGCTGGCTTCACTCTCAACGAGTCGAAGTCGTTCAGCGAAGGACCGTTCCGCGAGAGTTGCGGTAAGGACTACTATAGGGGTATCGATGTCCGTCCGTTCTTCCAAAAGGAAATACCGTCCGAGGTCGAAGACCTCTTTAGGTTGGCTAATGGTATACGCCAAGTTGCTCATCGTCGTAATCGCGGCTTCGGCTGCGATCGTCGATTGTGGGCAACGTGGAATACCGTCGTGCTTACCTTACCTCGCTCGATTGCTCAGCATTGTCGGGTCCCAGCTCACGCTGGGGATTCCGACGGGTTGAAAAGCAACTGGGACGAGAGCCAAGCATCCGCCTTTGTCATCCTTAATAAGGACGGCTGGGACGGAGTGTTTGGTGCACGGTATCAGGCGACTCCTTTAGAGGGGTCCACGCCGAGCAATCTGCTGGGTGGAGTAGCCTCGCTGCTCTATCGCCTGAGTGACGGTGGTAAGCTCTCGCAGCAACTACTTGACAGCTCTGACCGATCGGTCGGAGTGAGAGGGGTGGACCTTGTGTCTGTTCCTCTGCTTCGTGAGAAGCTGTTTCTGTGGTTGGTTGACTACGAGAGAGCGTCCCATCCTGGTTCTCCACGCCAGGAAAGGGGATGTACTTACCGGCTACGCGAGTGTGCCTTTTACGGCCACTGGACCGACTTCGGGGAGTGGATTTAAACTTCCCTGAGTCTTAG